TCATGCCCGGGCCGGAGCCGGCCAGTCTGGCCGGAAAGCCTCCAGCTGTGCGCGGTCCATCCGTTCCACCTGCCGTTTCATTTCGCGCTGGCGGGCATGGATTCCACTGTTGCGCTCGACGATGGCCGCGAACAGGTCCTGCATGTCGCCAAAGCTCATCGGGACATCGGTGTTGTCGGCCGACGTCCAGATTTCCAGAGGATTGCGGCCGGACAGCAATACCGTGTCGAGGCGCGTCATGGCGGCTTCGTCGGTATCCCAGACCTGGCCAGCATGTTCAAGACGGCACCTTTCCTGCTCATCGCGCCAGATATTGATGCTGTCGCGGGCCGACAGACGCAGCTGGTCGATGGTGGGGGGCGGGGGCTCGGTGAAGGAGCCTTCCGGGGGCATGTCTCCGGCTTCATTGATGACATGATGGCTGCCATCGGCCAGCCAGTAGCTCTCGCCACGATGGTCCGGCAACAGTTGCCATTGCTCCAGTCCAGCATTCCAGTGCCGGACCTGTCCGGCTCCCGCGACGGGAGGGACATGCAGGGTGGCGTTCGCCGGAAGGCACTCGCCCAGTCCAGGTGCAGGCAAGGGCTGGCCGGTGGCCGTATCGTAGGCCGTGATGCTGCGGCAGTCAGGAATGACGGTCCAGCCATCGCCGCGGGCATTGAGCTGCCAGGCGTGATGGGCCGGTAGTTCTCCGGCAGGTGGATCAATGGCGATGCTGTTGGCTGGCAGTGGCCAGGTCTGGTCAAGCGGGGACAGGTAGGCCGGTACCGGACCGGCATACAAGCCGTCGGCGTCAATCTTGCAGACCAGCCGGAAAGGAGCCGGGGATGTGGTGGTATTCATGATGTTTACTCGTAGGCGATGCAGACCAGCAATTTGATGCCGGCAGCCTTGTTTGTAGTGGCTCCCGTTGCGTTAATTGACAATGCATGGGTATGCGTACCTGCTGGTATTTGACTACCAGTACCAACACCTGCTCCACCCGCCATATTCCCGCCATTTGTCACATAAGCGGCTGATGAACTGAAATGGATGTGCTCTGATCCGGTAGATAGAGCGGTACCAGTATGAGTGTGGCTAATCACCTCTCCGACCGATAGGCTGCCCACCACCGACCCGTTCGCCGCCAGCAGCGCATGGCCATCCGGGATGTTCGGCAGGTTGAAGGTGCTGCTGCCGTCACCGGCACCGTATTTCGTACCGATGGCGGCAAACAGGGCGGCGTAGGCGGTGCGGCTGACTGCTGCGCCATTGCAGGCCAGCGTGCCGGGTTCCGGCGTGTCGCGGAAAGTCACCACCAGCCGGCCGGGCCGGCTGCCGGGGTGGGCGAGGTCGCTGGCCTTGGCAAAATGACTGGCCGGGTGGCCTTCCAGACCGGCCGAATCGGCCGAGCGGGCGGTTTTGCCCAGAAACAGGGCCTGCAAGGCCGCCAGCACTTGTCCTGGCCGGGTGGCGTCAGGCTTGATGCCGGCTGCAGCCAGCAGGGTAGCCAGTTCGGCCTGGCTGTTGGACATCGAGCCCTGCACGCCGTTGAGCCATGCGGCCGAGACGATGGTGCCGGGTTCACCGGTTGCCGGGTTGCCGTCGTGGAACAATCCGTCACTGGATTCAATTTGCTGCATTCATGCCTCCTGATAGGCGAAATAAACAAAGGTGTGGGCAGGCTTGAGTTCGTTGAAAACCGACTCGATCACCGGGTCGGTAAAGGCGCACAGCCGCTCGCCCGCTGCCGACTGTCCGGCTCGGAAGCGGTAGATCCGGACCGGTGCGCCGCGGACGACGACCTGCCAGACCCACGAAATGTCACGCGTCCACAGCCGGTCACCTGCGCGGTTGATGCCGGCGCGGAAGGGCTCCGGCTCCTGGATGGAAATGTGGTAGCCCAGACTGGCCGCCAGGCGGGTGAAGTACGGAATGCTCAGCCCGCCAACCTCGGTCAGCTTGGCCAGCACCGCCTCCTGGCGGGCCAGATAAGGCGCGTCGGTCTGGGGACTCAGGCCGCATATCCGCTCCCACTCGGGCAGCAGCTGTTCGGCAAACAGTGGCGTGATGCCGCGACGGATGCGGCCATGCTGGTTCAGACTGGCATCCAGTGCCGCCCCGTCGGCGGCCAGCTCGGCCGCCAGCCTGGGACCGTCGCCGGCATAGCTGCCCGGTGGCAGCAGCAGGGTGAGGAGATCGCGATGCTTCATGCCATGACCTTTACCGTCACGGTTCCCAGCCGCGCCCATTCCACGACGCGATCGTCCACCTGCGGCACGAAATTGGCCGCTGGCTGCTCAAGGTTGCGGTCAGCCACGCCGGTGATGTCGGAGACCAGCGCCTCCATGCGGCTGCGCACGGCCGTGTCGCCCGGCGCGAGCCGGGCAAAATATTCGGACAGCGCCGCGCTGATCTGGGCCTGCGCCTGGGCCAGCGTCAGCCCGGACAGGCGGACGGCAACGCTGACGTCGAGCACCCTGGGCGTCGGTGCCAGCACAAGGCAGTTTTTGGCGGTGACCGGCCGCAATTCGTCAATATGCGCCTGCACGGCGGCCAGGGTCGCGCCGGAGGGCAGGTCACCGGCCGCCGTGACGACCACGTCGACCGTGCCGAGGCCACGGCGCAGCGGATAGACATAGGCGGCAGAGACACCCGGGGTTTCCAGTGCCCAGCGCCGGTAATCGGCACGGTTGCCGCCGGCGGGCGGGCGGCGGATCAGCTCCAGCAGGCGGGCCAGCAGCTCGCCGTCGGTTTCTTCGTCCACACCGCCGGTCATGGTGACGATGCTGGCCTGGCTGGCCACGCCGGGTGGTGCGGCGGTCAGCTCCAGCGGTGTGGATGCATCCGCATTGCCGGCCACGCCCGGTATCCCGGCCTGGGCAGCCACCACGGCCTGGCCCGTGCTGTCGAGCGTGGCGGCGGCACTGGTGACATAGCGCTGGCTACCCAGCCGGGCGGCAATGCCGGCCGGCACCTGTGCGCCGGGCGTACCGGTCAGGCACAGCTGGCCCTGGGCCGCAATGGCCGGCTTGCGTACCAGACCGCGCACCCGGGCGTGAAGTTCGAGAAACTCGCGGTCGGCGCTGTCAGGAAAGATCTGGCGGACCAGCCAGGCCTGGTGCTGGTACAGCCCTTCCACTGCACTGGCGGTGGCGCTGGCGCGCACGAAGAAATCGCTGTCCGGGCCGGTGTCGGCATCAGGCAGCTGGTTTTTGAGATCACGCAGCAGCGTGTCACGGATGCTGGTGAACGGGGGAATGGCAAACGGCATCAGGCGACCCTCACAGGATGTTGGAAATGCTGCACGCGACCGCTGGCGTCCTCGACCTCGACGGCAAGCTCCAGCCAGCCTGGCGTGGTGCGCGCCGTGCTGACGGCGAGGCGGCGGGCGCGGCCGTCGGCAAGCAGCGGTGCCAGCGCTTGCTCGCAGTACTGCCGCGCCAGCATGGCCACGCGGGCGAGGTCTTTTTCGCGCATCAGTTCGTGCAGTCGGGAACCGAGACCGGGATCGGCCCACCAGCTGCCCAGCGGCGTCATCAGCCGCAGATAGACCGCGTTGGCCAGGGTGTCGGTACGGGTACCGGCGTAATCGCCGGTGAGCGGGGAGATATAGGCGTCCATGCGGGCCATTGTCGCGGGCGCGCGAGGTGGGGTTCAGGTGGCAAGAGTCAGTTGGTGCGGGGTTCCGGGGTGCAATCAGGCAACCGGCCGCCTGACGCGCCGCGGAGGCAGCCGGGACGCTGGCCAGCCTGCTGGCTGCCGCACCACCGCAAACCGGCAGGTCCGGTCTGAGGCGACAGCCTGACCGGCGTCATGCCTGCTGCCGGCGTGTCCAGCCGGCCGTGATGGCAGGCCGAGCAGGCGTCCGGACTGTCGGCCGATGCGGGCTGGTGGCCGACCGGCAGGGCACCGACGGGCCAGGACGTGCGGAAACCGCAGGCGGAGCCCTCCTCCGGGAGAGGACGACGGGCATGCATCCGCCGCGCCGGTGGCAGTCAGGGCAAGGCAGGGGCTGCCGCCGGCCGTGTACTCCGCATGCAGGACAGGCCGGCTTGCCGCCGCTGGCACAGCCTGCGTTCCGGGCCATGCCACACTGGGCCGGCCAGTGACTGGCAGGCGACTGCCCGCGACGGGCTGGTGGTTCTGGATGGATGGCATGTGGGGCGACGGCCGGAGGGAGGTTTCCGGGGGGCGAGCTTGTGACCCCGGGGACGATATCGTGCCGGCCGGCGGCGGGTGCAGCCTGGCGCAATAACCCCGGTCGCCCACACTGGATACCGACGGCAGATGCGATGTCCGCCAGCGGCACAATCCGTCCCCCGGCGGACAAAAAAAACCGGCCGAACACGGGTTCGGCCAGTCGGGGCGAGGCAAGAAGGCTCAAGGATCAGAGCGGCGGGCCGGTCACACCGCCGGAATCGCCCGGATGGCTGTGGTGCATCAGGCTCGTGCCGCCGGCCACCACGTCGCCGCTGGTGCTCAGGCTGCCGGTCACCTGCGCGCCGCTGCCGCCCTGGATCACCAGTCCGCCGTTGCCGCTGATCTGCCCCTGGGCAACCAGCTCGGCGCTGGCAGTCAGGCTGGGAGTGGTGAACGTGGCCTGGCTGGCGGCGTTGACTTCCCAAGTCTGGCAGTTGACGCGGAACACGTCGCAGTCGGTTTCGATCACCCGGCCGCGCCTGAGCACGATCCTGGCTCCCTCGTCGGTATACAGCGCCACTTCACCGGGACGCAGCGCCTTCAGGCGGTAGCTGCCGTGCTCGGTGGCAACCACGATGCCGTGGCTGGTCTTGCCGCCGACCGGCAGCACCACCGCCATCGTGCCCGGCAGCGGCGTGGAGGTGAAACCGTAGTGCTGGAACAGCTCGCTGTCCTGCAGGCGTTCGCCGGCCAGCGCATCGGTCTGTACCAGCTGCACCGGCGGCTGGCTGTTGGCCTGCGCCAGCACGCCACGGAAAGCCTGGCGCACGCCGGCCAGGGCGCGCTGGACCCGGCGGTCAATGTCATGCCACATGAGGATTCTCCTGTCGGCCGGCCGCATCCGGATTCCAGATGCCGTCTTCTTTCAAGGTCAGGACCGTGGTGGCCGCCAGGCCGCGACCGCCGCGGAACTTGCGTGCCATCAGGAAATACACCGCGTCCAGGCCGTGCGGCTCGCTGAGCAGGTGTACCCGCTGGCCCGGCGCCCACAGCACGCCGCCGGCGGTACGGTGGCCACCGACTTCGGCCACCAGGCTCAGGCCGTCCAGGCGGGCGTCGTTGACCAGCTTGCGGGCGCGCGTCAGCGCAGCCTCGGCGCTGGCCACGTCGGCATCGACCACGTTGCGCGGCCGGTAATGGCCGACCTCGCGGTCGCAGGCGGTTGCCAGCACTGCATGAGCACCGTTGCCGGCGGCGGTGCCGTGACTCTGGCCGAGCACGTTCACTTCCGAATAGCGTCCGGCCATGTTGCGGCCGAGTGACAGCGACAGCACGTTGTTGCCGGTGCCGCTGGTGCGTACGACGAGGCTGGCCACCGGTGCGGCGGCATAGTCCGGGCCGCCGACCACCAGCGTGCCGTCCGGTTCGAACCACGGCCACAGGCCCTGCGCCTCAGCCAGTCGCGCCAGCACGGCCCAGGCGGTATCGCCGGGTTCGGTGTCGACCTTGTCCAGCACCGGGTCGTGCGGGCTGCGCAGTGCAATGCGGGTGATGCCCAGCGGGCGCACCAGGCTGGCCAGCACCTCGGACAGTGCTGCCCGGCGGCCGTTGAACTGGGGGGCAGAGCAGTCGAGCAGGATGGCCGCACCGTCGCGGCCGTTGATTTCAAGACTGTGCTGGCCGCGCGCCAGCGCATGGCGGATTTCGTCGATGCGGCCGCTCATCACCGTATCGGTGCCGACCCGGACTTCTACCGGCGCGCCGGGCGTCACCTGCGGCGGGAACTGCCCGTCCGGCAGCCCCAGCGTGACCTGCCAGGCGTCGGCCGGCGTCAGCAGGTCGGAATCAATGTCGTAGCGGTTCCAGTCGCGGTGGACCCGGCCGCCGATCAGCAGGCTGACCCGGTCGGGATCAAGTACTGCGGTGTCCAGTTTAACGGGCGTAGGCATGCCAGAAAATCTCCGGCTTGCAGGGTGTTGGGATTGCGCAGTTGCGGATTGAGGCGCAGCAGCTCGCTGGCCCGGCCGGCGTCGCCGTACCAGCGGTATGCCTGCAGGTGCAGGTTGCCGGCGGCCTCGACCCGGCGTTGCAGCAGCGGCGGACGGGCAGCGATCAGGGCGATGGCCGCGTTCTGCAGGCCGAGCGCCACGTCTTTCAGTGCTTCAGTGACCGGACGGGCCGTCTCGACGGGATGGCTGTCGCGGCAGGCCTGCAAGGCAGCCTGCAAGGCCGCACGGGTGTCGCTGGCCAGTTGTTCGATCTCCTGTGGCGAACGGGCCGGGGCGGTGGCTTCGGCCGCCAGCAAGGTGGCTGCGGTGTCGGCCAGTGCAGTCGCAACCAGCAGCTGGAGCAGGGAGCCGGTGATGGCGACGTCGTCAGCTGCCGCCGGTACCGGCTGTCCGCCGGCCTCGTGGCTGCCGTCGGCAACCTGTGCCGCCAGACGCGGCAGCGGGCCGAGCGTATCCACCAGTGCGCACCAGTCGGACTGGCCGGCGACTGCGGAAAAATGCGGCTGGCGGGTCAGGCCGTACAGGAGTGCCGTCACATCGCCGGCAAAGGCGCGCGGTGCCAGCAGCGGATCCAGCGTGCCGGCAATGCTGCCCGGCAGCAGGCCCTGCAAGGTGCCCAGGGTACCCTGCAGGACCTGGCGCAGGGCCAGCTGCCGGGCCATCGGAACTGAGGCACGTAGCGAGTCGATGGCATCGGCAAACGTACTGATGCCGTATTCGCGGGCTGCCTGCGACAGCTGTGCCAGGGTGGCGGTCAGCTGTTGCGGCAGTTGCAGCAGGAACAGCGGATCGGCCGGCGTGGCTTCGACGAATTCCAGTTCGACCGTGCAGTAATCCGGCGATTCGGCATCGTGGCTGACCTGGTAGCCGGTCAGCTGGGCCCGCGGTACCGAGCCGAATACCGGATGCACCAGTTCGCCGTAACCAGGAAGAGAAAGCACGTCCAGCAGGCGTTGCAGGCGCTGCCCGTAGTCGGGGCCCCAGAACACGGCCGTCAGCTGGATCTGGCGCGCCTTGCTGCCGAGATCCTCGACATCGGCACCGTCACGGTACGGGTATTCAAGGCTGGCGGTATCGCGCCGGGCGGCGTCCTGGGTACGCTGGCAATCGAAGCGTACCCCGCGGAACGAGGCATCTTGCAAATGAGTGGTCCAGCTCATGTCAGCTCCTTCGGGCAGTGAGTTGGTTGGCGTGGTTGACGGCAGCGGCCAGCTGGCCGGACTCTGCTTCCCGGGTGGCGGGCTGGACGGCAGACAGGCGGCGGACCATGTCGTCGAGTTGCGACAGCATGGATTGCAGCTGTCCGAGGGTCGCGGCCTCGGGTGCGCCCGGGGCGGGGCGTGTCGTCATGGCGGACAAGGAGTCAGCCGGGCCGGCGGCCGCGGGTGGTTGCCCCGGCTGCGCTCGGGCTGCCGGGGCTCCTGCCGGTTGCGGCAGGCCGGCCTGTACTTCGCGCAGGTAGCGCGCAAACTTTTCCTTCCGGTCAGACAGGCCGTTGTCGCCGCCATTGATACGGCGGGTAGCGGCTTTGACATCGCCGGCCTGGCCGGCCTCGGCCAGTCCGGGGCGGGACTGCCAGTACCAGGTGGCGATGCGGGCCGCAATGGCGGGGTCGGCGGCCAGATCCGGCTGGTTGGTCAGGTCCAGGCCGAGTGCCTTGCCGGCGCGGGCATAGTTGTCCCGGCCGGTGAGCTGGATGAAACCGCGGCCGCGGTAGCGGTAGGCGTCTTCTGCCGTCCGGTTGCCCATGCGCCCGCCGTACATCAGCGCCGCCACGGCTTCAGGCCCGCTGGCCAGTGCGGCTTCGACCGCTGCCGTACCGTGTTTGCGGGCCGTTTTGCTGACTGCCATCAGTTGCCCGGCATTGCGGTACTTGAAGCTTTCGTTCAGGCGCTTGAAGCCGCCGCTTTCGTGGTCGACCTGGGCCAGGAACATCGCCTGCTCGTCCGGGTCGGTGATGCCGGCAGCGTGCATGGCGGCGATGACGGCAGCCTTGTTGGTCCGGCCGGCGTTTCCGCTCGTGCCGGAAGGCGCAGTAGCGCGACGGCGGGCCGGCCGGGTAGCGGTCCGTGAAGCGGCGGGGCGGGACGGGGCCGGCCGAGGAAGCGGCGGGGCGGTTTTTGCAGGGCGGGCCGGGGCATGGGGCGAGGTTGACGGGGCGGGCAGGATCCACTGGCCGACGGTGTCAAAAGCCTCGTCGATGAACTGGCCGTCGGCCAGAGCGCCCAGTTGCTTCCCCAGGGCCTTGTAGCCCGGATTGTCCGGGTTGTACGGGTCGGTCAGGATCTGGTTCAGCGTTTCCGATCTGGCGGCAAGGTCGGTGGCGATCGACAGTCCCCTGGCGATGGCGGAAATCTGCGGCGCCCCCAGCATGGCGGAGAAGTAGCCCACCACGTCCAGCACGGCCGAGGTCAGGGCGAGATAGTGCCTGGGTTGCAGGGTTCCGGTGGCCTGGTAGTCCTGGCCGATGGCCATCAGGGTGGTGTTCAGGTTGACGAGGCTGGCGCCGGAGGCCAGAGGGTTGACCTTGTCCGGAATCAGCGACACCAGGGCGCCGAGTCCGGCCAGTACGGCCGGAATGTCGCGCTTTGACAGGGCTTCCGGCAGTCTGGAGATTTCGTACAGGGCCTTGGCGTGTTCGGCTGTATTCAGCGGAACGTTGCGAGAAGAAGGGGAGGAAGACGGGCGGAGCCCGGCGGGGGCATTCATCGAGGGTGGCTCCTGTGAAACGCAAAGGCACGGGGCAGTTCGGGAACCGGTGGCCCGGTGCCGGACGTCCTGCCGGGCGGACCCGGAGGGCATCTTTCCGCCCGTGTTGCAAAAACAAGGCCGGCATGGCCGGCCTTGTCACGGCCTGCGGCCGGGGGTTATTCCACGACCTTGCGCAGCGACAGCAGCTTGATGTCGCGCTTGGCCTCGGTCTCGATGCCGTATTTTTCGCCGACTTCCAGCGTGAAGCAGTCGAGGTAGCTGGTGCGCTTGCCGCCCGGGGTGAGCGGGAATTCGGTGAGCTTGGCGCCTTCGACCGCTTCCCAGTCGAGGTCGCCGGTCAGCGGGATGGCGACAGTCACCGACAGTTCGTATTCGCTGACGCCGCGGGCAAAGCCCTTGGCACGGCCGCTGCTGTTCATGGTTTTCACCAGCTTGCGGCCGGTCTTGCCTGACACGTTCAGGTCGATGACTTCGATTTCCTGGCCGTTGACTTCCAGCACGATCGCGCCGGCGTATTCCTGCAATGCCATAGTGGTTCTCCGTTGGGGCGGGGCGGGCCCGCCAGTGGGTTCGGGGTGTGGCCGGCCCGCCGGATGCGGGCCGGGGCCGGGTTAGAGGAGCAGGTCGATGCGGCCGGCAAACACGTGCAGGCCGTTGACCACGTCGACCGGAATCTTGGCGTCGAGGCGGTTCACGTCCTGGCTGTCGCGTTCGACGATCAGGCCGTCCTTGTTGGCCTCGACCGCTTCGACGATCTCCAGTTCTTCCAGCTTCAGCAGCACGTCCAGCAGTTCGGAGCGCACCTTGGGAGGCGTGCGGTCACTGAGTTTTTCGCGCGGAAAGCGCAGGGCGATGCGCTCGCGGCAGGCGCGGCGGACGTAGTCCAGCGTGCGGATGGTGGTCAGGTCGAGCAGGGCCACGTCGTCGACCCCCTGGGCGTCACGCGTACGGGTGGTGATGGCGCGCACGATCTGCACCTGGTTGCCCGGGCCGACTTCCAGCGGCGACAGGCCGGCGTGCAGGGCATTTTCCTGCTGGGTGCGGCTCGGGCGCTGGTCGACGGCCGTGATGTCCAGCCCGGCGATGGCCAGGGTGTTGAGCGGGCGGGCCGGGTCTTCCTCGCTCGCCACTACGGCGGCGTAGCCGGCAGCGATTTCGGCCGGCTGCATCTGCGAACCGTTGTGCCAGGCACCGCTGATGCGACCGCTGTTGCTCTGGCCGGCCAGGGTGGTGCCTGCCGCCAGCGTACCGGTCCAGCCGTAAAGGCCGATGGCACCGCGCTGTTCCATCGGGCCGGAAACGAAGTCGAGGTGACTGCGCAGGGCCGTCAGGGCTTCTTCGGTAGCGAACGGGCAGACCAGGATGTCGTGACCGGCGCCCTGCACAGCGGCCAGGGCCGGTGCCAGGTCCGGGTCCAGGGCGCCGCCATGCATGGCGGTCACGCTGGCGGTGATGCCGTCGGCAGCGGTCACGGCCTTGAGGGCAATGGCGTTGCCGGCCGCACCCTTGTGGCGGGCGGTCAGGGTCAGCACGCCGGCCTCGGCACTGGCGGTCACCGGCAGGTCGGGCAGGGCGTCGCAAGCGGCCTTGAGGGCAGCAGCCACGACCGTGGCGGTGTCGCCGGGCGCGGCAGCGACGTCGACACGCTGTACGCCGACATGCAGGCTGACCACGCCGGCAGCGGTGGCCGGGCCGGTCAGGGTCAGCGTGGCGCTGGCGGCCACGCCGGCAGTCGCGTCGTCAACGGCGACAACGCTGAGCTGCAGGTAGGGGTTGGCGGTGATGGCGGCACGGGCCATCAGGTGGGCAAGCGAACCGCGACCGAACAGGCCGGCGGCCTCGGTGTCGCTGAACACGTCGACCGGAACCAGGGCCGGCTGGCTGCCGGTGGCGAGTTTCTGCCCCAGCAGCAGTACACGCTGCGGGTTGCCGGGCAGGGTGCGTACGGCGAGCTTGGTGTTGAATTCGAAATACTTGCCCGGTTTGCGGATGCTGGCCGGGATGTTGTCGAAGCCGATGTTCGGACTGGCCATCAGGCGTTTCCTTTCAAGGGTGGTGAGTGCTGGACATGACGCCCGGCGGGTGGGGGTGGGGACGCGTCCCCGGTAAAAAGCGGGTGTGGCGGTCAGTGCGCCGTGTGCACGACAACATCGCGGGCATCACTGCGGTCGTCGCCAGGCGTCAGGCGGTAGTCGAGTGCCGTGCTGAGCCAGTCCGCCGCCGGCGCGTCCAGACGGCCGTGATAGCGGGCCAGCAGGGCGTCCGGATCGTCGGCTGACTGCGGGGCGGGCCAGTGGCCCGCCGGCAGGGCATCGACGAACCAGGACGTGCGGAATTCGCAGGCAAAGGCGGCAAACGGCAGCGGCTGGCGTTGTACATCGCGCAGCCGGCGCACATAGCCCGGCACCAGCGGGTCGACCGGCAGGCCGAGGTCCTGCGCCGTCAGCAGCCGTTGCACGGCGTAGAGCAGCGGATAGGCGCCGCTGCCGCCGGGTACGGCCGCCGCGGTGCCGTCGGCCAGCGGGCGGACGTCACGGTCGGCGAGGCGGACCAGCAGGCGGGCGTCGGCCTTGTAACGGTCGCGGCCGGTGCCGTAGCGCTCGCAGCGCAGCACCTGGTGAAAGCCGGTCCAGACGGCGGGAAAGCCGTCCGGCAGGGTGGCCGCGGGGGCGTCGAGTTCGCCGCCGTACGGGGCGACGGTGGCCGCCAGCCGGCCCAGGCCGTCACGCAGGCGGGCCAGTACGGCGTCTTCAAGGGCAATCAGCAGCGGAGCGGTCATGAGTGGAGTCCTCGCGGTGCTGCCATGTCCGGCAGCGGAGAAGCGGTGAGTGGAGTAGCCATGCCGGGCATTGTCCGCAGCGGCCGGCGGGCGGCAGAGTTGACCGGAGTCAGGGACTGTGGCCGGTCGCGCCGGAACGGTACGGGCCGGGGGGCATGACAAAACGGCCCCTGTACGGACATGCACAGGGGCCGGCGGGGGATGGCTGGCGAGGTTCGGAGGAGAGTGCCGGACAGCGGCGCGCGGCTATTTGTCGGCCTTGCGGTCGAGCTTGTCCTCGATCCGCTGGATGTGGGTTTTGACCTCGCGCAGCATGTCGAGCAGCTGGTCGTCGGTCTTGGCGGCGTCGTCGCGGCGCTGGTAGTCGCGCCGGATCTGCTCGCTCTGCCGTTTCAGCTCGGTCAGTTCCTGCTGCAACTGGCGTATCCACAGGCCGCCGAGGCCGGCAGCCAGGCTGAGTGCAAGCTGGAAGGCTTGTTCGAGGCTCATCTGCGGGCTCCTGTCTGCGGGGACGGAAAAGGGTGGAAAAAGGGCCCGCCAGCCCGGCAGCCGGACTGGCCGGAGCCGGCGCGGGGCATATGGCGGCTGCGGCCTGGAACGGTGACGGTGCATGGATGCCGGAGCCGGATGCCAAGCCAGACAGGCAGCACCGGCCCGGTGCCTGCTGCGGGCCGGATGGCGGGGCGGTGTCATTCGGCCGGAGGCGCTGCCCGGGGTGCCGGGGCCAGCGCCTGCTGCCAGTCGATCAGCCGGTTGAGCCGGTTTTCGATGTCCTGGCAGCGTTGTCCGTAGTCGGTGACATGGGCGAGGAGGTCGGCCGGTGATACCCCGGCGTCAAGCTCGGCGGTGGGTCCGGTCGTTGCAGCAGGGCCGCTGGCGGCGGGGGCTGCGGGCACAGGGGCGGCGCCGATGGCGGCGTTGTACACGCTGACAAAACCGCGAGTGAACACGCAGCGAGGCAGCGGAACGGGCGGAGCGTCCGGTGCCGGACGGTAATGGCGGGTGACATCGTCGATCCTTTGTTGCAGTACCCGGGCCTGGCGGGCATGGCGGTCCTGGCTGTCGCGCAGCTGCGCGTCCAGTTCTGCGGCCCGGGTGGCCAGTTGGTGTTCGCGGGCACGGGTACGTTGCTGCTGTTCCAGTTGCCAGGCTGCATGGTCGCGTTGCAGCCGGGCGAGCCGGGCTTCGCCTTCGGCCTGCGCCGACTGCTGGCCCAGCCGCCAGCCAACGCCTCCGGCGACGGCCAGCAGCACCGCGCCGGCACCCAGGCTGATCATCCAGCGGGTCGGCGCCGAGAGGGAAAACGGCAGGTCAGGCATCGGGGCGCTCCCGGCCGCGCCAGGCGGCGATCAGGCGCAATGCGGTGGCATAGCCGCCGACCAGGCCCAGATAAATGAGCCAGGTTTCCGGAAGCAGCATGTCATGCACGCCCTGGTAGACGAACAGGCCGGTTGCCGCAGCGCAGGCGATGTTGGCCCACAGCTTGCTGTGCGACAGGCGCTGGCTGCGCGGGTTGGCAATCAGGTCGCGGAGCGGCATGGCTTACTCCGTCACGGCGGTGGCAGCGGGACGCATGCCGGCGGCCAGCCAGTCGGCCACGCTGAAGCCCGGACAGGTCTTGGTCCATTCCGCGGGAGACACCACGCCGTCGCCATTGCGGTCGGGTGACAGGTCGCGGTGGCCGCACAGCCGGGCAGCAGGATGGCGGGCGCGCAGGGACCGGACCAGCGTGGACAGGCTTTGCCACTGTGCCGGGGTGAAACGTCCGGTGCCGGCCAGGCAGATGCCGAGCGAGCGGGCGTTGTGGCCGGCGGCATGGGCACCGGTTTCGTCCTCGGCGCGGCCGCTGTCCAGCGTGCCGTCGCAGTCGATCACGAAGTGGTAGCCGATGGCGGCCAGCGCGGGGTTGAAGGCACGGCGGGCCGCCTCGCTGCGGTGAAAGCCGCGGCTGGCGTGCCAGCCGTCGATGACGGCGGTGGCCGGTTGTGTGCCGCGGGCCAGCCGGACGCCATCGGGCGTGGCGGCGCAGTGGATCACGATCAGGTCGATGGGGCGGGTCATGGCAGACTCGGGAGTCAATCGGACGGCCAGTCTGGGCAAGGGGAGGCGGCGGGCACAGTCGACCCCGGTCAGCAGCCGGGAGGCGGGCCTGGCGGCCGGCTGGCGGCCTGTGCGCCAAGTGCAGCACGCGGTGCGCAACCGCGATCACGACGGCAGGTGGAGGAACGGACCCGGCCTGCGGGACGGCGTTGCCCGCCAGCCTCGCGGGCAAGAAAAAAGGCGCCGCAGCGCCCGTGAGGAGGATCCATGGACAAGCCTTTCACAGGCCGCCGGCTCCGCTAGAACAGCCGTGCCTGCGGCAGGGTTTCGCGGTCGACCCGGTTCAGCAGCCGCCAGATGTGCCTGTCAGTCAGCCGGTACTTGCGCGCCAGCTGTGTCACGGCATGCACGGCCGGGTGATCGCGGGTGATGGTGTCGAATTCGGCCCGTACGGCGCGGTCGCGCAGCTCGCGCAGTGCAGCCTCGCATTTGGGAATGCTGAGGATTTCGCCGCCGAAGTGCCGGGTCAGCGCGTCGGCGCCGTCTACGCCGATGACTTCGGCCAGTGCCTCGTAGCGGACCTGCCCCAGCCGGCGCTGGTTTTTCGGGACCGGAAAAGTGGTGCCGCCGAGGGCAGCGACCAGTTCCAGGGTACGGGGCAAGCCGATCAGCCCGGCGATCTGCTGGATGGTTTCCGGCAGCAGGCCGGCGACCTGTTCCAGTTGCATGGTGTTCTCCTTGTTGGTGATGCGGACCGGCGCGCGTGGCGCCGGAGGGGTCAGACCCCGGCCAGATCCAGCACGATCGGGCGATAGGCATGGCTGTCGCCAACCCGTTCGTACACGCGCAGATAGCTCTTGCTGCATTGCACCCGCAGCGCGTCGTGCAGGGCGGCCATCGCGCGCAGCCACTTGCCGTCGCGGATGTCGAGCCGGCGCAGGCGCAGGATGCGGGCAGTGCTGAGCTGGCCGCTGCGGTCTGCCAGAAAGGCGTCGTTGACCAGCGCCCGGACTTCGCTGCGGGCATCCGCCGTCCATTCGTGCACGCATTCGTCGATCAGCGCCTTGGCAGCCAGCAGTCCTTCGTCAAAAACCAGCGAATCCTGGATGGCCCGCTGGACCTTGTAGCGGCCATCGAAGCTCAGCAGGGCGACGTTGCCCTTGCTGCCACCGATCCGGGCGCCGTAGCGCTCGGCAGACAGCTCGACAAAGGCCGCCACATCGGCAAAGGCCCGGGCCTTGAAGCGCTGGAGCCGTAGCGACAGCTCACGGGCCTCGGCCACCAGTTCGGTCACCAGTTCGTCACGGGCGAGGTCGATGGGCCGGATGCGTTCGACCGGTACCAGACGGCCATGGGCATCCGGGCGGTAGCCGGCAGGAAGCGTGGACATGTTTTCTCCATTCGGGACTGAGGGGGTTGCCAGGGCGCACGGGGACAGGGTTGTGCTGCGATCCGGAACCGGGGTTTCCAGGCGTGCAGCTTGCCGGGATGTACCGGTCACTGCGCCCTGTCCGCTGACAGTGGCCAGACCGGTGCCCGCAGCGGCGGACAATCCGTATCGGTTCATGGCGCCGCCTCCAGCCAGGCGACACGGCAGCCGTCCAGCTCGACGGTGACCATGTCGATACCGCCGGTACGGCGGGTGACGATGCAGCTGGAAATGGCCCGCAACCGGAAGGCATCGGCCCGGTCGATCACGATGGTCAGCTGCGGGTCGAGATCGGTGGCAAGCACCGTTACCCCCAGGGCCCGCAAGCGGCGCAGGACCTGGTTCTGCTGGCCGAGGCGCCGGGTGGTGAGGGCATCGAGCACTCGCGGGGCATGGCGCGGCGGCACCGGTACCGCCGGCTCTGCGGAGGAAGGGGAAAGGCAGCGTGCCGAGCGGCGCATGGCACGGCGGCCGGAACGGCCGTGAGGCGGAAACGGGGGATACATGCGGGATTTTCCTGTCAGTAAGGTGGGGAAAGGTGCCGCCGGTCCTGTGTGCAGTCCGGGCAGGCCGTGACGCGGCGGGTCCGCGGATGGCCTGCCGGAATGCGGCAGCGGCCACGCCAGGAGCCATCCGGCCACGCGGCACAGGCTGGATGGCCCGACCGTCAGGGGCCGGCCGCCACCGGGCACCGGTCTTGCGCCGGATGGCAGGACACCGGACCGGTCTGGCAGACGCCATGCCGTGACGCGCTGCCGGCCAGCCAGCAAGGGCAGGACGAAGCGGCTGCTTTCATGGCCGGCGGAACACCAGGCCCGGATGCCGCTTCCGTGTTTGCACAGCCAGCCGTGATGGTGCCGGGCGAGCGGGGCCGTGCAGACAGCAGGCTGGCCGGAGTGCATGCCGGCGGACGGCGAGGACAACGGAGGCTCATGCCGTCCCCGCTGTCGTACAGCGGCGCGGCGCCTCGCCGGTATACCAGCCGCGCTCACCCCAGCGTTCCAGCGTCATGGCGGTTTCCGCCTGCAGCATGGCTTCCTCGTGGATGCGCGTCAGGTTGACGCACACCCGGCGGATCGAGCCGTGCGCCAGTTCGACCAGCCGTGTCAGCAGGGCGTCGTCGAGCAGCACCTCCGGGCAGTACAGCGGCGCCAGCAGGCGGGCATCGTCCAGCGATACCGGCCGGGCCGGTATCCATGCCAGCACGCGGCTGTGAAAGCGCTCCCAGCGCTTGAGCTTCTGCGGCAGCCGTTCCTCGCCGACCAGCAGCAGGGTGCCGAGGCTGCCCTCGTAGATGTCGCGTACCAGTTCGACCAGATTGTCGGTCCGCAGGCAAAAGTCGAATTCGTCGATGATCAGCGGGCGACGGCTGCTGGCCAGCTGTTCGCACACCTGGTCCAGCCGCTGCGGGATGGTGGACGCCGGGCGGATGTCCATCGCAAGCAGGATTTTTTCCAGCAGCGTCTTGCGGTTCCACGCGCTTTTCATCTGCACGTAGTAACCGTGGCTGTGCGCCGCCAGCGCGGTACAGGCCAGCGTCTTGCCGCGGCCGGCCTCGCCGTACAGCACGCCGATGCCGGGCAGGCCGTCCACGCGCGACAGCAGTTTTTCGGCCGCGACGGCGACCAGGTCAAGGTTGGCCGTGGCGGCAAGGCGTGCGGCCGGAGAGAGTAGAGGAGGCATGATGATTCTCCTGAAGGAGGCCGGCTCAGGTGTGCCGGCGCTGATAGGTGCGGAATTCGGCCGTGGCCTGGTAGGTGTCGTGCCAGCGGCGCGCCTTGTCATCGGGCAGCGCTGCGGGATCAAGTCCGGCCTGCCGTTGCCATTCGGCCCAGCGGGCCGCCGGGGTGGCCGGCACCTGCCAGCCGGCTGGCAGTGTGGCGACCGGCCCGGGCGGCAGGAGCGGATCCGGCGCACAAGGCCGGGGCAGGCATTCGTCGGCGACGGCAAGGATGGCCGGCCGGCCGTGCCGTTCGGCACGTACTTCGTCCAGCCGGGCCTGCAACCGCCGTTCGCGGCCGTCGGCCCGCCGTTCGCGCGCCCGTTCGACCACCGACTGCGGCAGGTAGTCGCGCAGGTTGGCATTCAGGCTGGCGGTGCAGATGAAGCGGCCGTCGTCATCGTGGACCCAGACGGTGGCCGGATCGTGGATGTCGTAGCCAACCGGCAGCTGTTCGCCGTGGAATTCTTCCAGGGCGGCATTGAAATAGCGGTTGCCGAACAGCTCCAGTTCGCCGCGGCGCACCGTGCGCAAAAGCTGGGGCCGGAACAGTGGCCGCACCTCGTCATCGTCGATCCGGTGTGCGGTAAAGCCGTTGGCTTCGTGGCTGGCCCAGCGCTCGTCCGGGCTCTGGTGGCGGCGTCGGCCGGTGTGCGGGTCGGTGCATTTGCCGAGGCTGCTGTGGGGGCGCCGGTTGTAGTCGGCAACCTGTCCGGCGCAGTAGGCCAGGAACTGTGGCCAGCCGAGCAAGGGCAGGGCGGTGGTGCGACCCGGGGTGCGCAGGGCGCGACGGCTGTGGCGAAAGTGTGCCAGCCGGGCTTCGCGGTCCATGTCGCGGCCGAGGTAGCCGGGCAGGTTTTTGGCAGCCGGCACCCACAGCGTGCGGTGCAGCCGCTCGATGACGCCGCGTGCCTGGCTGTTGTACGGCAGGCTGTGCAGCATTTCGATGCCCAGGCGGGCCATCAGGCCGGTGGCTTCGTCCTTCATCAGGGCGTTGCAGTAGCCGGAGCCGTTGTCGACGTAGAACACTGCCGGAATGCCGTGCGCGAGGCTGGCGTTGCGCAGTGCGTCGAGTACGGCATGGGCGGATTCGGCCAGGTCGACCGACCAGCCGACCACCCGCCGGGTGGCGATGTCGATGACGGTGGTGATTTCCGGGCGGAACGGCCTCCCGTGCAGCGGGTGCTGGACTTCGGCGTCGAAGGTATGGCCGTCGGCGCTGTAGATGTCGCCGGGTTGCAAGTGGGCGAAACCACGGCGGATGAAGGGCTTGAGTGATTTCAGTTCGTGCGCTCCCAGCCGGCCGTGCTCGCGGCTGACCTGGCCGACCTTGGCCAGAAAACGGCGGACCTGCCAGATGCTGGGCTGGTTCTGGCCTGCCGGGGTCCGGTCGGCGCAGAACTGGCGGTAGGCGTGTTCGACGGTCGGTTTTTCCGGCCGCTGGTAATGGACGAGAAAGGCCGGTGCCCAGTCCGGGATGTACATGTCGCGCTGGCGGCGTTTGGGGGCTAGGTTGCCGGCGCGCTGGTATTCGGCAAAACGCAGCACGCTGCGCAGCGAGGGCAGGCCGTCCGGGCTGGGGCGGCCTCGCTCGTCGCGGGCCAGCCTGAGCATGGCGACCAGTTGCGGGCTGGCATCGGGGGCATGTGCCAGGACCAGCAGGGCTGCGGCCGCGCGTTTGAGCGGGTAGCCGGTCCGCTGCATCAGGATGTCGAGGGCTTGCAGGACGCCACGGCGGGCATCGGCCTTGAGCTGCTGGGCCCGGGTGTCGGGTGCGGTGCCGGCCGGCGGGTGTGGCAGCGGCAGCGCCAGCCGTGAGGCACAGGTCTGCAGGCTGCGGTCACGCAGCTCGGCCAGGGCGGTGGCGGGCGGGATGTATTCCCTGCCCTTGCCGCGGGCACGGGGACGGCTGGGCCAGTTTTCTCGCTCGGCAGCCTTGCGCACGCCGCGTTCGCTGGCCGGCAGGCCGGTGAGGCGCAGGGCGGCCAGTTCGGCTGCGGTGTAATGGGTTTTCAGGTTGGCGTCCATCATGATCCTGGGGGAGGAAAATGCCTGTGGCCTGCGGTACGGACTTTGTGTTCATGCTGGATGACGTAACCGGAGGTGCAGGAGGTAAATAACTGTCATATTTGACTGTTTGTGTCTTGAATACTCATCAGGAGTGCGTCACGGGCGCCAAATATTTCGTAAAATCCGGTTGGTATCGGGTTGGCCAGATCACTTCTGGTGCAATTCCGATTGCCTGGGCGATCAGGCGCTCTCCTTTGGGCCAAGGGCGGTCCAGTGCGTTGTTGAGTGCCGTGGCGCTTTTGTAGCCGTGGAATTTCGACAGGCGCCTCAATGACCAGCCCTGTTTGCGCAACGCAGCGATGATGTCGGCGCGGTGCCAGTCTGTGAGGGAGATGGCTTGTGACGGATCAGATGTGTTCATGTATTGACTGCTGTTGTTCAGATCATGCGCTGATGATAAGAACACATGTGTTCCATTGCAAGTCTTATTTGATCGGTTCCGATTGGTTTTTGAACAAATGTGTCTATGGTTCAGATCGGAACTGGCATTGCTTTTGAGAATGAAGACGTTATGGGAAATCGGAAATGAGTCAAGATGTGAACAATTCTGTTCCGATTGACGAGGAAGAAATCGGAACCCGCATCCGGGTCGTGGCTGACCGTTACCTGTCACGCCAGGCAGCTGCTGACGCAGCCGGGGTCTCGCTGATTTCACTGCGGCGCTACATCAACGGTGAAGTGCATCCGCCGTTCGCCACCTTGGCACGGCTGGCGTTACCACAGGGCGTATCCCTGCACTGGCTGGCGACAGGCGAGGGGGAGCAGGACGAAAAGACTGCGGCGGCAGCTGTGCCTTGCCCCTGCCTGGATACGCTGGGTAATCCGGTGGATCTGGAAGAGTTTGTCTTTATCCCGCGCTACAGCGTGAGGGCAGCAGCCGGTTGCGGGCAGTGGCCCGAGGACGAGTCACCGCGCTTTTCCATGGCATTCCGGCGTTATTGGGTCGAAAACTACTTGCGGGCTAACCCGGATGAGCTGTCGGTGATTGCTGTCGATGGTGATTCGATGGAGGGTGTGCTGAATGACCGGGATGTCATTCTGGTCAATCACGCCGACCGTGATCCGCGTGGCAGTATCTATGTACTGAGGATTGACGGGCATCTGGTGGTGAAGCAAGTGCAACGCCTGCCGGGCGGCATTCTGGAGGTATCAAGCTCCAACCCCGCCTACAAGCCGTTCACGGTGGAACTGGGCAAGGTCGGAGATGACTTTGACGTGATCGGCCGGGTGGTATGGTTCGGACGGCAGGTCTGAGATATTCCTGCATTTGGTTCATGATGCCAAATATCGGCGCAAATCCTGGCGATTGCGCCGTTTTTTCTCCTGAAGCAAATATGGGGGATGCTGCAAAACCTTTTAACATCAATTGGTTTACTTGTTTTTCTTAATAGCCTTGGTGTCAAATAGGAAACAGCATGACAAGCTCACCCTAGCCACCATCGGCATCAAGGGTGCCGCCATCGCCACACCCTTGTGGACGCTGGCCAGGTCCGTTCTGCCGGCACTGGCCGGGGCCATCCGCTTTGTCATGCTGGCGATCATGGCCAATCCGGTCGGAGCGGCCATCACCTTGCTGGTCGGCCTCATGACGTGGGCAGCGGTCGCCATCTGGCAGAACTGGGATACGCTGGGGCCGAAATTCCGGCTGTTGTGGGAAAGCATTCGCACCGGCATCGGCGGCTTCTTCAGCTGGCTCGGCAGCCTGCCGGCCCGCTTTGCGGCAGCAGGTGCCGAGATGATGGCCGGCCTCGCGCAGGGACTGGACAAGGGGCAGGCCGGCCCGCTGGGTGCCGTGCAAAACCTCGCCGGCAAGCTGACCGCCATCGGTGCCGGAGTGCTGATCAGCGGTGGCATGGCGCAGGCCGACGCCATCCGCATCGACACCCGGCCACCGGTGGCCATGCGTTCACCGGCAGCATCAGGGAACGGCACTGTCGTCCAGCAGGTGTTCCACATCCACGCCGCCCCGGGCATGGACGAACGTGCCCTGGCCGCCATGGTGCGGCGCGAAGTCGAGGCGGCCGCCCGGGCCTAGGCGGTGCGTGGCCGCTCAAGCCTCAAGGACCGGGAGTAGCCGCATGATCCTGCCTGCCATGATGGCCCTCGGCCTCTTTGTGTTTACCCTCGACACCCTGCCGTATCAGGAGCTCAGACAGCAGCTCGGCTGGCGATACCCGGCCACCAGCCGGGTCGGCCGCCGCCCGGCCCGGCAGTATGTGGGCCCGGACGAGGAAACCCTCACCCTCTCCGGCGTGCTGCTGCCCGAGCTGACTGGTGGGAAACGCTCACTGGAAATGCTGCGCACCATGGCCGATCAGGCCAAAGCGTGGCCGCTGATCGACGGGGTGGATGGCCAGATGCATGGCCTCTTTGTCATCACCGCTCTGGAAACCAGCCGGAGCATCTTCTTCCGGGACGGGGCTGCCCGCCGCATCGAGTTCACCCTGAGCCTCGCCCGGGTCGAGGACGAGGCTGCCGACCGGCTGGCCCGGCTCGGCAACCTGTCGGAACAATTGCTGATCCTCGCCCGGGAGGCCCTGCCGTGACCGATGCCCCTGCTCAACACGCAAACGGGCCTCGACCTGCAGACGCTGGCGGGCCAGGCGCTGCACGGGCAGCCGGTATTGCAGCCGGACTACCGCATCACCGTCGAGGACAAGGACGGCAAGAGTACCGACCTGACGCCGGTGTTTGCCGGCCGGCTGGTCTCGCTCACGCTGACCGACAACCGCAGCCTTGAGGCCGACATGCTGGACCTGTCACTGGATGACAGCGGCGGCCTGCTGGACATCCCGAACCGGGGTGCCCGCCTGCGCGTGGCCATCGGCTGGAAGGGGCAGCCCCTGGTGGACAAGGGTGTCTACACCGTCGACGAGGTTGAACACAGCGGCAGCCCGGACACCCTGTCCATCCACGCCCGCAGTGCCGACATGCGTACCGGCCTGACCCAGCAGCGCGAACGCAGCTACCACAACCAGATCGTCCGCCAGATCATCACCGCACTGGCCGGGGCGCATAAACTGAAACCCGTCATCGGGGCTACGCTGGCTGACGAAGTGGTGCCGCATCTGGACCAGACCAGCGAATCCGACGCCAACCTGCTGACCCGTCTGGCTGACCAGTTCGACGCCATCGGCACCGTCAAGGACGGTCGCCTCCTGTTTCATCAAGGCCGGAGAAACCACTACCGCCAGTGGCGAGCCCATGCCGGCCATCACCCTCACCCGCCAGGACGGTGACCAGCACCGCTTCAGTATCGCCGACGGCCAGAACTACACCGCCGTCACCGCCCGCTGGCAGAACGCCGACACGGGCACGCAGGGCGAAGTCACCGTCGACGCCAACACCCAGTACAAGCGCGTCCACACCAAGACCAAAAAGGGCAAGACCAGCAAGAAAACCCGCCAGGTCGCCGTACAGACCGAGCCCGTCACCAGCAGCGCAGAAAACACCAAAGTGCTGCGCCACCTCTACGCCAGCGAAGCCACCGCCCTGCGCGGCGCCAGGGCGGCCTTCGCCAAACTCCAGCGCGGCGTAACCACCTTCTCGATCACGCTGGCCATCGGCCGGCCGGAGTTGCGCACGGAACTGCCGGTGACCGTATCAGGCTGGAAACCACAGATCGACGCCACCGGCTGGCTGGTGAGTCAGGTGACGCACACGATGGGGGATGGCGGGTATACCACGAAAGTGGAACTGAAAATAATACGAACCTCCAATAAAGATATGCCAAAAAAATAGATGATGTGCAATTAACATGACTAAATTCAGTTAGTCATAGAGTGCAAAACTATACTTTTCATTATGAATTTTATGTAAACTTAGTAAGTGTTTATACTTAATGAAACCAGTGCAACGACGCTTGGAATGCGTCTAACAGCATATTTTTTATTATTCACGCAGTTTTAACATCGCCATGATAAAAACGATACCTAAAAAGAGAAGATAGATGGTTATTGGCATAGATGAAGGATGGTTTAACTGGGATGTAATAAAACACCAGCTTAGACCCAGTAAAGTCTTACGTAAAGTTATTTGCACGCTTATCTTGATGGCAGTATTTTTGTGCATCCTGTTTTTTTACGCAAGCATGAATGCAGAAAACGAGATTTACTCTCTCTCTAAAAACAGAATAACTCGCGCATATCCAATTCTTGACAAATCCATGAAGTCCGTGGAGATGGACGTTGAATCTATCAGCCAGTTACATATAATTGATTGCGAAAAACTAGATAAAACAAATCAAGATTTGGTTTCGAACAATTTATTCTTGAACAAGATTCTAGTATTCGATGTTAATACCGGAGAAGTAAACTGTTCAAACCAAGATGAAAACTTGAATAAGTTGCACTGGGCAACGGGGTTCTCCAATAAAACGGGATGGAAATGGACATTACCGAAGCAAGAGAATGAGCCAGAATTATTTTATCTATGGAAGATTGACGAAACTCATCACGGTGCAGCCCGTGCAAATATTGACCTGCTAAAAAATACACTCCAGATTATTGTTGGAGGTGTAACTCAAAAAACGGCCATCCGGATTGGCGATAGTGCAATTGGATATGATGGTTCGAAATTCAGGTTGATCGATGGAAGCAAAACAACCGGCCCAATTGAAATAGGCAATAAAAATGACGATCTTTCCGTATTCGCTCAGCCTGAAAAAGATATAAAAAATGAAATGATCTTCAGATCACTTCCATATATTGCTGCAGTTGCAGCAGGCGGGATTTTTCTATTAATTTTCATTGTCATGTATTTTATGCATGACAATATTACATTCAGAAGAAATGTTTTACATGGAATTAAAAATGGTCATTTCATTCCTTTTTATCAGAAAATTGTCGGGCCAGATAAAAATGTTTGTGCTGTAGAGATTTTGCTGCGCTGGAATAAAAACGGAAGAATGCTAGTAGGGCCAACAGAGTTCATTGATAAATCAGATAAACTTGGATTGCTATCGCCAATAGTAGAAAATGCAATGACAAGGGTAATAAATGATCTGCCGTCAATGTCAATTCCTACCGGGTCAGTGATAAGCATAAATCTAACTCCGCTTCAAGTAAATGACCCATCAATTTTCCATAAGATCGAATGTTTTAACAAAAAAATTACAGGCCTCGGCTACAAATGCATGGTGGAAATCACAGAAGAAGGATTAATGGTTGATAGATGGGTGGCCGAGAGTCTAATTAAAAAGATGCGAGCTATTGGTATTAGTGTGGCAATTGATGATTTTGGAGTTGGAAATGCATCATTAAACTACATTCAGAATTATGATTTTAATGTAGTGAAGATTGACAGAATATTCATTGCCGACATTCATCGAAACCCAAAAAATTTATCCATTGTAAAAGGGCTTGTGCACATGGCAAAAGAACTTGGAATGATCGTTGTTGCTGAGGGTGTAGAGAGCGAAAATCAGGTTAAAATTCTAAAGAAGCTTGGCATAGACAAGATGCAGGGTTTTTTATTTCACAAGCCAATGCCAGTAGAGAGCATGAAAGATTAAAATCAAAACACAACGAGGTTGGCTGTGTATAAAACTATTGTTGCATCTCGGTGCGCAGGCTGTAGTGCCTGACTCGCGCACTCGCGCAACACATCGAGCAAGTGTGGCGTGGTAGTCCCATCTGGCTGTGTACTTTCAGGCATTGGCAACTCCAATGGCTTGTAAAACCATGATGGATGCTAATAACATGCCGAGTTATACACACAGGCAAACCAAATATACACCTGAAAAGGTGTATATTTCACGTTGGGCCCGCGATGGCTTCTGATCTAAAATCGCTAGAAATTGCCTATCGCAAAGCCCTTGGCACATACGAGCGACTAGTGCTAATTGCCATTAGTTTTTCTGATGCGTCAGGTGGACTTAAGACAACTAATTTGGGCATTGAAAGCACGAAGATTTACACCCGAATAACGCTAAGTGCGATGACCATCAATGCACTGTTGCCGGGAAACAAAGTTAATAAAACTGACCTTTAGGATTTTCCATCAGTTGCCATATTGACCCGTGCGGTTATTGAGACCTGCCACCGCTACCTCTACTTAAGCCAGTCTGGGCCGCTGGACGCCGCACTGTCGCGGTCAAATTTTTTCGGGCATCCCGATAGGGTGTTTTGTGGCAGTAGCCCGCTCGTAGGCGTTGGGTGACAGATAGCCCAGCTTCGAGTGCAGTCGCTCATCGTTGTAGAAGCCGACGATGTAGTCCGTGATGTCCCGGGTAGCCTCGCCGTGGTTGGCATAATCGCGCTGCCAGATCCGTTCCATCTTCAGGTTCAGGAAGAAGTGCTCCTCACTGCGTTGGCCCAGCAATTGCCTTTGCGGCTCATGCTCGCCCGGAGGCCATGCCAGGCCAGCAACGTGCGGTAAGCTGGCTGCCACGATCCGGGTGGACGACCAACCCTGCAGCTGGCCGGCGCTGGGCAATGGCCATGCGCAGGGCTGCGCATACCAGTTCGGCAGGCATGCTCGGCGTCATCGCCCCGCCGACAATCTTGCGCGAGAACAGATCCATCACCGCAGCCAGATACAACCAACCACTACGGGTCCGTACGTAGGTGATGTCGGTTACCCACGCCCGATTGGGCGTAACCGGATCAAATTGCCGATCCAGCACGTTGGGGGCGACTGGCAGACCGTGTCGGCGGTCGGGCGTATGCACGAACTTGCGTCGCCAAACAGTACGCAGCCGGTGCTCACGCATCAGCCGACGAACCCGATGACGGCCAATCTGCAAGCCTTTGGCGCGCAACGCCTTCAACAGCCGTCGGCTGCCGTAACTGTGCCCTGACCTGGTAAACGCAGTCTGCAGCTTCACGCTCACCGGACAGGGGCGTGGCTCTGCCAGCGCTCGTTGCCGGGCAGCGTAGTAGCCGGATCGACTGACTCCGAGCAGCCGGCATGCGTTGGCAATGTCACCGGCCTTCTCCTGCACGCTGGCAATGCTCCGGTAAATCACCTGAGTCGCCGGGCGAAGAAGGCCGATGCTTTTTTTGAAATTGCATTGTTCTCACGCAAGCGGCGTACTTCGGCCTCCAGTGCGCGGATACGCTGCTGCTCGGCGGTCAGCGGTAAGCCAATCCCGGGTAGACCCTGCTGCTCGGCCTCGTATTGGGCAATCCAGCGGTGGACGGCCGTCTAGCCGATGTCCAGATCCCTGCAGACCTGGCTGATGCGCAGGTCCTGTTCCTTGATCATCTTTACGACCTGGAGCTTGAACTCCACGTCGAATGTTCTACGTTGCCTGGTCATCAATGTTTCCTCGATGGGTGAATGATCCACCTATCGAGGTGTCCGTGGAAATTAGACCACGACAGTTTACCACCTGTATGCCACGCCAGCCGGAGACGAGAACCCTGCAACACATGGTTGAAAACCTTGTCTTGCAGAGATTTTCGGGGGAAGTGTTTTGCCGTTTCACCAAAATGGCGCTTCGCGCCATATGGGAAATGGTCCTGCTACCTAAACCCGGACAATGGTTCTTCCCGCCTTGGCACGCAGCGCCTCATACAACTGAGCCGGCCCAAGCAGGGTGTCACGCAAACCGTCGTGTACCCGTTCCGAGCCGAGCGCCTGGGTGCTCATCAGCGTGTGGGCGTCGAGCGCGTCCATGATGGCGTTCAGGAACGCGTCCTTGAGGTCGGGCGAGTTAGCGAACTGCTCCTTGCTGTTACCGGCCGCCTGCTGCACCAGCAGTTCGTTCTCCAGCAATTTGCCCTTGAGCACGCCGTTCACGTAGATGAGCTGGTCGTCGTCGGTCAGTTCGCCCTCGAACAGGCCGTTCACCTTGTCGATGATTTCGGCGAGCAGCGCGGCCTGCTTGTCCTGCACCGCGCCGCTGCCCACCCCGTCCACCGGCTTGAGCTTGTCGCCCTTGCCGAGGGCGAGCGCCTGCCGGCCTTGCTGGTGTAGCTTGTGATGGGTGAGCACTACCTGCGACAGGTCGACGGTGTCGCGCTCGCGGCCGAAGTCCAATAGCGGCAGCAGCCGTTTGTAGAACAGGTGGTGCTTCTCGATGTCGGTATTGCCATAGTCGAAAATCTGGCTGAGGAAGGCATAGAGGCGCACGAAAGCGCCCATGTCATTCTTGAACAACAGCAGCATCCTTGGCGGCGCGCTCGGCTTTGTCATTACCGGTGGCCTGCGCGGTGCGGAAATCCCGCTGCGTGGCCGCGTAACGCTTGAGCAGGCGGTCGGCCACCGGCGCGATGGCAGCGGAGAGCTGCTTCTGCGTGCCCTGCGGGTCCAGCTCCACCTTTACCACGCGGTCGACTTCGTACTCGTCGTGGCAGCCGGCGGCGTCCAGTTTGGCGCGCAAATCGAACACCTGGTGCGGGTCGGTCGCTGCTTCCAGTTCGGCGGTTTCGTAATAGGTCTTGAACGCCTTGAGGATGTCCTGCGGGTCGTTCACGAAATCGAGAATGTAGGTGGTGTCCTTGCCGGGGTAGGCACGATTCAGGCGCGACAGCGCACCACTTTCGCGTTTCTCAACAAGAGGTAAACCGAGATGCGAAACAGAAAGCGCCTGCCGGGCTCGCTTGATGAAGCCATCGAGATGAACTTCGAAGCGGCCGAACACAGTCGCCGTCCCATGAAGGTACTGGCCGACCTGATGGGGGTCGACCTCAAGACCCTGTACCGCTGGCGTGCCGAATCATCCATGCCGCTGAACCGTATCCGGCAGTGTGCCGGGCCACCCATGTCAGCGAGTACCTGTGCATGGCTCCCGGCAACCGGGTGGTCATCGACATCCCTTCCGGCAAGAAAGCCGGTGTACCGGAGCTGGCAGATACCCAGGCCAACGCAGCACAGCCATGGCTCTGCTGTCCCGTTTTTACACCGGCAATGGTTCGCTGGATGAAACCGTTGCAGCCGTGAACCTGACCCTGTCCGAGTTCGCCTACCACCGCGAGAACGTCCGCAAGACGGGCTAACCCGAGCTGGACCTGTTCCAAGGGGGCGAGTGATGACCGTAGCCAGTAAAACCCATTTCAGCGCAGCCGAGCTGGCGGACATGCAATTGCCTTGTTTGCCAACAAGCAGGCAAGGTGTTGACCATCTCGCTCGCCGAGAGCAATGGGGGGTAAGGGAGCTTCCTAGTCGAGGCCGGGCCGGCATTGCTCGGACATACGCCATCACCAGCCTTCCTCAAGAAGCCCAGGCCGAAATCCGCCGCCGTCAGGCTCAGGAACTGCAGGAATCAGCCACGACCTGCGTCATTCTGCCCAGCGAGGTACGTCTGGCCCGGCGCGAGGAGCAACTGAGCCTGACGCTGACCACGGTCGAGCGGCTGACCAGCAAACAACGCGCTGTCGCCGAAGCCCGCTGCGCCCTGGTGGGCGAAGTCAAAAAGTTCTCCCGCGTCATGGGGATCAAGGCTGCCCGCCAGCCAGCGTGCTCTGCCAGAACTACTCCAGCGTCTGGTCGATTGTGCCAACGCACGTGGTAATGCCGAGCGGACGGTTTGCGTGAGAACGCTGCGTCGCTGGGAAAGCGCCTTTGATTCAACTGAAAGCCCGTCCGAACGCCTGCGCCGTCTGGCCCCTCAAGTCCGTGAGGCCGATCAGGCCATGCCGTGGTGGCTGGGTGGGTTTCTAGCGGCGTACCGCCGTCCGGGAAAGCCCTCCCTGTCGGAAGCCTATCGGGATTTTGCCAAGGCATTCCCTGCCGGCGAAATCGTCCCGAGCGTGCATGCGGTCCGCCGCATCCTTAAAAAGCTGCCGCCGGCAGCCCTGTATGTCGGCCGGTATACCGGCGCGGCCCTCAAGGCCAAGCTGCCGTTCGTTCGCCGCGACTGGAGCCAGTTGCAGCCGGGTGACGTGTGGGTCGGTGACGGCCATGGCCTCAAGGCCAAGGTGATCAACCCGGAAACGGGCTCGACGCAGGTCATGGAAGTGCCCGGCGTGTCGAATACCTTTGTCTACCCGCTGCGCCGGGGGCTCGGCAAAACTGGAAGGACACCCGGCCAGCTATTTCGCCAGAGCGGATGACCTGCTCACTGTCGGCGGCTTCAAGAAGCTGCTGATCAACAGCAATTTCAGCATCAATCAGCGCGGTTATGTGTCTGGAACACCGACCAGCACAGCAAATCAATACACGGTCGATCGATGGCGAGTCGTGATCAGCGGGCAGCGTCTGACTTGGGCGACCGATGGCAACACTCTCACGGTCACAGCACCGGCTGGTGGCATGGAGCAAGTCATCGAGGGTGCCGCTATTTCTGGTGGCATCTACCGCTTGTCATGGACGGGAACGGCATCAGCGAGCGTTGGCGGCACTTCCGTTTCAAATGGTGAGGCCATCGCGTTGCCTGGCGGAGTCAACGTGGCCGTAAAATTTACAGCTGGAACTGTATCTCGCCCACAGCTCGAAAAGTCTCCCGTTGCGACACGCTACGAAGAGCGTCCGCCCGGACTCGAGTTGTCATTGTGCCAGCGCTACTACGAGAGTGGCGTTGCTAACTGGATGATCCAGATCGGCAACAGCACTACCAGCGGCAACACGTACTGCTACTGGTCTCACCAGATTTCTTTCAAAGTGAAAAAGCGCGCTACACCTACATTCACCAAAACAACACCGCCTGCAAATCCGTACGTACCCTACGTCAACTACATGATTGATGCCGACGCAGTGACTCTCATGAACTCTCCGAACTACACAGGGCAGACACCGACTAGTCAGAACGCATTTTCGACAACCTAGTCAGCTGACGCTGAACTGTAAGGAGAAATCATGGAAGGCTACAAACTCATTGGCACGGGTGGGGTCGAGCGCCTATTCGACAGTGCGATGATTCCGGATGATGACCGGAACCGCGACTGGCGTGAGTACAAGGTTTGGCTGGCTGCGGGAAATACTCCGCTGCCTGCAGACGAGTCTACGGATGACGCCCTGCTAGAGCGGCTCCCCGCCTGGGAAAAATCCGAGCGCGCTGCCGGTATCGAACACGCTGGCCAGCGATGGCTGACGGCAGACCGCCAGATCGTGCCGCTGACGTTCACTGAGTTGCAATCGCTGTGGCAGGCCATCACTGCACGCGGCGATCTATCAGCGCTGGCTGGAAATGGAGCAGCAAATCGCGGGCATGAGCCGCGCTGA